GTCTTCCGGGGAATTAACCCGGAAAAGCGAGGTACTCGTCGGACCATTCACTGGTCCGGGAGGTTCCTACGCTCATGATCACCTTGTTACGTCTGGTGACCATGAAACTACTTCCTCCACCCTTTAGCCCCGCGACTTGGACAAGATCACTCTTGTTTACAAAGAAGCGGAACTCGTCCTTAGGTCTCAAAGATGCCATAAGCTTCCGAAAAAGAAACTTACTGCCACGGAAAGACCTAGGCCTGTAAACAATGCGTTTAAACTCCCATGCGCCAAATTTATACCTCTTCCCTAAAGGTTGAGGCATGTGGCGATAAGAGTCGAAATCATTGTCCGAATAGGGACCCGTGAAGCTCAAAAGCTTTTCAGGGCACCATTTGTCGAACAGTGAAACCGCATTGCTTTCCTTGATATACCATTGGATATCGAGCTTCCGTTTGATGCGATTTCTCGCACTGAACAAATGCTTAACGTCCTTTGGAAATTCATCAAGAAAGACAGGCCGGATGAGGTGACCCCGGAACCAATCGGTTCCACAACTCTCCCTAACGGGACCTTTGATAAAAGTCTTGTCAGGATTCGTCATGAAACCGAACCTCTTGAGGTAGAAGATCAACGCGTCGGCATATTCCTGTCTGATGATAAGATCATCACCAAAGACAGAAAAGTCTTCGCGGAGAACTTTCCCCTTGAGATGCTTCAAGGTGCCATGAATAATAGCACCGAAAAGCAATGATTCCAATGCGAAGGTATAACCATTCCCCATCGATGAAATCTTCTCATAAAGAAAAGATTCATCCTTCAGCGTCCCACAAGGGGACCGAAGATCGGTGAGGTAGTCGTACCAATAGGGTGGCAACATCTGTTCACAGAGTTTTAACGACACTGTGTCGGATGCGGCCTTGAGATCAATAGTGGCAAAGCCACCACGATCTCGGAGAGACCCTATTCTCGCCAACTCCTGGTTCTTAGTCTGGTCGTCAAGGTTTATTCCGAAGAGTTTTAGTCTTCTCCGGATAAAGCCATCGACACCTAACTGAAGCATCAGGTTCATTGTTGGCTCGATCGCAATAGTACGCTC